TATTTAAAGTGCCCGAACAACCAAAAATCGTACCGTTAGCACAAGAAAACCCTAGATTGTTAATTTGCCAATTAGCACTGGCGCTATTAAACATTACGCCTGTACCAGTGTAAATCAATGATAGTGCGTATGGCCCTATGGATGATATTTCAGCACCCGAAAGAACTGTAAATGATTTAGCGGTGGATAATTGATTGCCAATAAAAAAACGAGTATTAGCATCTAGCGTTATTGTTGTTGCGTCTTGAGTTGGGAAGTCAGCCTCTTCATTTATAACTATTACGTTTTGAGGTTGCGCTGATAGGCTAGTATATAACTCTAAAGTCATATCATTTAACTTAGTTGTATAGTTAAATGGCGTATCGCCTAACTTGTCATTAGGAGCTAAAGATTTTGGGTTTAATATTTGTCGTGCCATTATGCTGTCACCTTATCCATTGTCCATTCGTCTGCGTCCATCGTAAAACCTTCTGTCTCCATCGTGAAATCAGGAAGGCCGTTAATTTGTTTTTGCATCCATTGTACCTGTGAGCTAAATCCGTTGCTATTTGAGTTTTCTAAATCAGCGATAGGGTCTGTACTGCCGCCTAACTTCTGATAGAGTTGAAATAAAACGGTGTTTTGTTGCTCTACGAATGCCCTGACCTCTTTATCTTGAAGAAAAGCCCGCGGCACTCTTAAAAACGGTGGTGGGTTAACTGGATTAGCCATTATTTCCCCGCAAGCCTTAAGTCTATAGTCGCGCTAAATATAGAATAGTTAACAGGGTCGGTTGATGATATGCGAAAGATGCGATCATAAAAAGTCTCTAAATTAAACCATTCAACCTGTAGTGTAAACTCACCTAGACGACCAACGCGAGGCCATGAACCTCCATTCCACGTATTGCCGCCATCGTCTGAATACTCAATCATTATGCGAGGGTTGTCACCTTGCCCGTCAATAACGCCCACACCAGTTTCCATGATGAGTTTGAGTGCTGACATTTGAACTCGCTTACCCTTGGCGCCTAATAAGCCACCATTAACGCTCTGTGTAACGCGTATTCTCTGTATTGGCTCATCATTGTTTTTATAGGTATTCATATCTAAATTATAAATATTACCGTTAGATACATCAGCAACAAACAGTTTGCCGTAAGCCTCTAGTATTGTAGTGCCTTGATAACTTGCTGAGTTTAAAGGGCCGCTTACGCCGCTAGCAATCTCAAACCATCCATTCACACCCAAACTTTCACTGACTACAAACGTTTTGTTTCCACTTGGAAATGTAATGGAGTAAAAGTTTTGCCCCTCAAAGGTAAACGTATTTCCGATAGCATCATCAACCTTGGAGTATTTCTGTATTTCATTTGATATTGCATCGGTGCTAATTCTATTTTTAGAACCCGCTACAGCTTGATATATAGCGAAGTCATCACCTAACCAGTAAAATGCCTCATCAGTTTCAGCTATTGAGTTAATGGCAGCCAAACCAACGGTAAATATTCTACCTTGTAACTTCTCAATAGGTGGCGATCCTACTCCTGAGTTATACCATCCAATAATAGACCTCACTCCGCAACGGTATATAATCTCATCGTAAACATAATCACGAACAAGATCATCAGGCAGCGTTTCTTCGCCCACTATATTCAACCCACTAGCTTCAGCCCCGTTGCCAACGTCAGATATAGTGGTGAACTTATCAAAGGTGTATATAAATTGATTGTTAAGAAAGTCAACAGACTTAGCGCCTGTTATATTAACGTTGGTTACTTCACTGACTGCATTAGTATCTGTTGTGTACTGCCAAACCCGATCACCAGGCACGACAATAAACATATTGATACCATCATCCGCCATAATGCAGCGCTCTGCCCCAGGCACTGCCCCGCGTAAGGTGTGAGTTCCATCACTAGATATTTCATAAAGGGTAGTTCCTTTTACCTGATAAAGAACTTCAGCCATACGATGAAATCCTCGATCAGCACCTGTAGCGTTGCCTATTAGCTTTAAGCCAGGAAAGGGTAGCAATACATACGACTCTTTGCCTTGCTCACTAAACTGTTGATACCAATTCTGTGTACGCTGGCTAGATAAAGGTCTAGAGCGACTCTGGTATGATGGTCCTGTAACATTGACAGGTATTGTTTGAAATGTCATACGATCATACCGCATTCAACACTCATCGCAGGAGCAGGCCCGTAACGGCCTTTTTTATCCGCTTTATTCGCACCTTTAATTGCGCCAATAAATAATTGTATGTACTTGCTTGCTTGCTGATCGTCTTGTGAATATGAAAACAATTGAGCTAGTGCGCCGTAAAGATAAATACTTGGATGATTAGTTAATATATCGTTAGTTTGATTGTCTTCAGTTAACGGCGTTGCTTTTCTATAGTATTGTATTTCTATTGTGTATTCAGAGTCAGGCACTTTATCAAACTGTATCTCGTTACCAACAACGGAAAAAAATGTAGGTCGACCACTTGCAACACGCTTCCTCATCTGCTCAGGGGCCTGAAATCTTAATTCCCCTCCATCATCATTAGTAACTAGCCTTACGCTTCGCGCTGACTCAAAATTATCAGGCAATGAAAGGTACTGCCCTGCCGTCAATGCTGTTGATATAGTTTCCATACTTCGAATAGTTAATACCTCAGCATCATTTGAATACATAGCGCCTTCAGTTAGCGAGATAAAGTCAGGTATCTTTACACCTAAATCGCCACGATGCGACCAATCAACAACCGCTTTACATAATTCATCAAAGTTAGTCAATGCCATTAGATTATGCCTTGTTTAGTCCTGAGAAAGTTCCACTCGGAGGAGTTTAACTTTGCTAATAAATACTTTCTGTTGCATACAGCTAAAGGATTTGTGTCCGTATAGCCTTTTTTCTTCATGTCTTCGCGCCACATCTCAAGAACAATAGGAGGGATGGATGCCATCTTGTGCATGTCACCTTTAAAACCACCTGTTTGATTACCTAGCTCTTGCTTGTTAGCTGCTAGAAACGGGTTGACATCTTGAGTCTTGTGAATCTTAACCTTTTTATCAACAACGCTATACGTTTCAAGTATGCCTGTTTGATAGTCCAAATCTCTCATTTAAACGGCCTTATGTTTTTTGAATATAGCCAACTCTTTATCTGAACATGTAAAGCTTTCGCCTTTCTTAACCTGCCCTTTAGAAGTACATAAACCTTTAAGTGCTACATATTTTTTTTTGATTACTTCTTTCTTTTTAACTTCAGTCATAAATCACCTGTAAAATTAGAAGGGGAATCCATTCCCCTATATTATTCTATGACGTTAACGCTGTCATGATGCCGCTTGATTTTTGGTTGCGTGACTCAAGTGTGTACTCGCTCAAGATTTGAACGCGATCACTATCACCAGTTTTAGCCAGTGGAGTTTCTTCGAAGTCAGTAACGGAAGCCATTGCGAACATATCCATTTGCAATACTAGCAATGAAGTCTGAACCATGAAACGGTTAGGTACTACAGCCAATGAGCCAAAGTCTGACACATAAATATCAATAGCTGTATGAACTGTAGCTGCATTACCATCTACAACGCGTTGTGCTGCGCCTGATGAACCACCGTTAACAATGCCTGATAAAGCTTGCTTAACAGTTGAACCAACCATAATGGTGTCTGGTTCGCCGCCTTCATCCCAACATGAAGCTAAAACAGCTTTTAAGTCTGATTCAGCAAATGCTCGGTTAGTACCTGGAGTGTTCACATCAGTACCATCACCAGTAGGAGCGACAGCACCAACACCACCATTAAAGTTAGTAGCTAACCATGATTCAACGCCAGCCAACTCACGAGCTACTGATTCAGAGCCAACAACCTTAGCTTTATTGGAAAGCATTGCTGTTTCCATGTCGTTTTTAAGTAATTTACCCATCTTCATGATTTGCAGACTCATTTCATCACCACGACCAGCGCTATCAATTTGACGCTGTGTACGGGTAACGCGAGGGACCTTGCTAGAAATCTGTGTGTAGTTGCCTAAACGAACGGTAGGAATTGCTGCTGTAGTCGTAGCGTCGTTACCTTCGATAACAGCATTATTTGAAGCCGCACCTAAAGTATCTGTTTGCCACTCATGGTTTGTTGCCGTAGCTGAGCCATGTGAAATACCCGAAATAAACGGGGTTGAGGTTGGTGAAATATCGTAAATGATATTTGATAAATCTTCACGATTACCAATCGCGTCATATGTGCTTACTGTATCTGCTGGAGTAGCCATTTTAATTCTCTCTTAATTTAGTTAGCGTGTCTTTTTGCTGTGCGAAGTGCGGCAGCATTCTGGACGTTCGGGTTTTTGTTAAATGCTTTTTGAGCTTTATCAACTGCACTATCAATGCCTTTTGCTGATGCTCTTGGTCTTGTACTTGCCGGCGCTTTACGAACTTTTTTCTCGATAGCTGCATTACTAGCTAATTGAGATTTATATCGCGCTGCGTCTAACATGACTTCGTAGTGCTTTGCTTCAAATGATGACAATTCCGCTTGACCAATGCCGCGTGTTTCTGCGTACTTAGTCATTAGATTGGTATCATCGATAAACTTTTGTGATTGTTTGCCGTTATCCATCCATTCAGGATGATTAGCAAATAAATCAGCACTTACCTTTGCCATGTCTACACCAGGTTGTTGAGTCGCGGTTTTAGCAGAGTTAACGAACTCTTTGAGCTTTGATTGCTTCTCGGTGTACTTAATGTATTCTTCTGGTTCGTACTCTCGCATTTCTGCAATTTCTTCAACGGTTTTAGCATCCTCATTCAATATAGCTTCTAAAGTCAAAAGCTTATCGTTGAGTTCAGATTCTTTTGCTGTTAATGATGATTGCTGCGCCTCAAAATCTTTGCGACTATCCGCTAGTTCTTGAGTCTTGCGAGTATAA